CTAAAACTCCAGCCCGGAATAGCCTACCGGCTCGTCCGGCGCGTCCTGCGGCACCTTCGTCGGCCGGTACACGGACGCTAGTGCGGCCGAGTTGAGTCCGAGCACGGCGGCGATGAGGTTGAGGATCTGCGTGTCGAGTCCGTCGACGATCACGCCAAGTGCGACCAGTAGTGCGATGAGTGCGACTGAGACGCCGTAAATCCACGAGCGTACTTTCGGTGTGAGAATAGTACTCATTTAATTGCTCCTTTTCGTTGTTGTAAGCACCCGTTGGAGTGCTTTGATTGTTTCCTTGCCTGCCTGGCCGTCGATCACGAAACCCTGATACTCACCAAGCGACTGGAGGTATCTTTGGGTCTCATAGACCGTCCAGTAGCCGAGCTCGCCGTCCAAGACGAACCGGGAGGCGGGGTAGAAGCCACGCGAGCGCAGCCAATGCTGCCAGCCAAGCCACGTATAGTAGCCAGCCTGGCCATCGATCACACGCGAGTAGCAGCCCCGGTCGTGCAAAAACCGCTGTAAACCTTTGATCGTCTCTTCACCCGCGACCCCGTCGATCTCATACTCGTAATACGAAACCTTCCCGTCGCGGTTAAGATCGCCGGGCGCGACCTGTGACGGGGCAGGCGCTTTTGCTGGGATCACCGGCTCTGCTCCTGGCCTGACCCCATGCGCGCGGAAATCCTCACGCGGATTACGCGTCTTGCCCCGCCGATCCCAACACTCAAAATGCAAGTGCGGACCCGTGACGCGTCCGGTAGCACCCATCAGCCCGATCTGCTGACCAAGGGCTACTCTCTGACCGACACGTACTTGGATAGCGCTCAGGTGCCCGTAGTACTGGCGTTCGCCGTCGGGGTTGCGGATGAGGATGCCCTGGCCGGTGCGACCAGCCACGATATTCCAGCCGGCCTTTTCGACCGTGCCAGCATAGGCGGCGTGAATGGGGGTGCCTGTCTGGTTGGCGATGTCGATGCCGGCGTGCAGCATCGCTCCGATCCGTGCTGACAGGCGCGGCCGCCACCCGTACTCGCTCGACACCCGTCCCACGGCGGGGCTAGACATTGTAGCCATGATGTTTTCTCCTTGAGTTGTGTTCTCTTTGACGTATGGGCCAAGCACGCGCTCAGGGTCGTCGTAGACGCCTGGGCAGGCGGTTGGCCGGTTGGATACTTCCTTGTGGCCTTTGAGCGGTAGCTGGCCGTATTTCGCATACAGGCGGCGGATCAGGTTGCCTGCCTCGGCCTTGTCGGCTTCGGTCGCATAAGGCGCGATTTCAATCCCGATCGAAGTTAGGTTGGTGTCCCAGTTGCCGGCATGCCAAGCCGTATCCTCATCAGCCACCATCTGCGTCACACGGCCAGCCGACACCACGTAATGAGCGGAGTTGTTTCCGCCGCCGGAACGGAACCAGCCTACGACGCCGTCATGGGTGGGGTTGGTGGCCGGGTCACCCCACCAATGAATAACAATCTGGCTGATTTTCTTGCCTTGTCGGCCTTTCGTATAGCATTTCGCTTGTATGAACTCCACGCTCTCCCTTTCCTATGTTGGTACGAGAAAACCCCGCCAGGGCGGGGTTAGTCTTTGTCATCACTGCTCGCCGGGCACCTGCCCACCCGAGATTTCAAATGCTGCAGCTCGCGGTCAAACCGGGCGTAATCTAAGCGGGCTTGCTCACCCAACGCGTAACGGTTGCGTTCCTCGTTTGCTAGCCGGTCGGACGTGTCCTGCGTGATCGCCACCAACTGATCTAGCGTTTTTTCGATCCGGCCAAGCCCCTCCGAATTAGCCGCCACCGTCCGCTCTACAATCCCTAACCGGTTGGCAAGATCATCCACATCATCCCGTAATTTCGTTGAGTGCGCGTTCACGGTGGATTCTTCGATCCGCTGCACACTCTTAGCGATCGACACCCGCCGCTTACGCCACGCTAAGAATTTTTCTTTGGCCTGCGCCCAAAAGAATTGGGCTAAAAGGAGCAGGCCGAGCCCGATTCCGGCGACGATCTGGCCGATAGTTTCCGCTTGGTTGCCGTCCAAAAGGGGGGCTCCTTTCCTCGGTGTGCGGTGGTTAGGCGGGTTCGGATTCGGCGTCGAGTTTGGCGACTCGGCGTACTGCCCGGCGGATGAGCTGGTCGGAGATGACTTGTTCGTCCCAGCCGCGCCGGGAATGATACGGCTGCTCGGTCAGGCTTGCCTCCCACGCGTCGGCGATGGGTTTGTATGCGGCGATGGCGAGGGCGTGTTGGGTTGCGAATGCTTCAACATGACGCCCTCTTTCATGCGACCTTGACCAGCTGCCACACCACCGTACTCACGTGCGGATTCTCGTTTGCATAATTCAGCATGCGGCACACGGTGTACCCGCCGCGAGTGCCCCGGTTCACGCTCATGATCAGCGTGTACCCCGTCGTAGCATCCGCCTGGTAGGAGAACCCGTACCCCGGAGGTGGGGTGTATGGCCACGGAATATTCAACGTCGTCGCATACCAACTATTGCCCTGATGGTTCCACGACGCCGACGGCATTTGCTGGGTGCCTGAGAGGGCATACCAGAGCCCGTCGATATACACGCTGTTATCTGGGACTGTAGCCGCCTCGTCAATCACACTCGAGGTTGACGAGAGCTTGACCATGGGCCGGTTCGTTGCTGTGTTCCAAAAATGGAGCGGCCACACAGTCCCGGCCGGGGCCTTGCTGGCAATAGCATTCGCCTCAGTTACCGACGCCACCGGAATATATGCCCCTAGCGTCTTCGAAAACCTCGTGAGCGTGTCGACGATGTTTGCCGCCTGACTCAGGCTAGACACATCCCGCTTGAACACATCTTGAGCCATGACTCGTACCTCTTTTCTAGATTCGGGTGAATAGGGCAGGCACCATGGGCGGTTCCCACCCGGCCTGCGTGGTGTGCGCCTGGACGGCCCGATACAGGGTCCTGTCATGAGCGACAATGTCACCGGCACGAACCTGGATGCCCGGCTCCCACGCCGGATGATCATCGGCCGGCGGGGCGTCCACGCTGGCGGGAGCTTTACCCAGGTCGGTCCACAGGTTAGGGGTTCCGGGCGGCCACGCATTAAACGGGTGCTCGGACCGCCACAGATGGCCCTCATGGGTGACAGTCACCCCCAACGGGTAGACGTTGTGCGACCCGGTAGGTTGCACCCACGGGCGGCCCTCCACCACATCGATGCCTCCAGTGATCTCAGCTAGTACACCCATGAGGCGCTCCTCACGGTCCAGTGCATCCAAGTAGAACTTGCCCAGGTTGATGATCTGCTCGAGCTCAGTCCGGTCGAGCTTTTCCCACCCAATATCTACTACCATCTGACCTACCCCTCTTTTATTTGGTGTATGTTGCCCGAATCTTGACCCCTTGAGGGCGGAACAGCGCATAGTTCGACTGGGAACCGCCGTACACGCCGAGGCCGCGAATACTGCCCGTGGCGAACCCGGTTGCTACGCTGCCTGGAAGCGGCACCCATTTGCCTTGGCCTCGCCCGAAATGGGTGGACGTGGCGGCCGATAGGCTTGGGCTAGATGCCGGGGCAGACGCATAACTGTGTGACCCAATAAGCACCGTTGACCCCGCCGAAGAATACGTGTGCGCATTCGGTAAGTAGATATCGATCGAGGCCACGTGCGACCCAGTGAGTGCACTACGGATCGTGCCGTAGTTGAAAAACATGATCCCGCGCCACTCACCGCCGTAGTACCCGCCAGCTATGTTCCCGGACGTGTGGGCATACTTCCGTCCCGCATTGTAGTTTTGGAACCCAGTCATCACCCATTCAGTGGTGTACTGGCGCTCCGTGGTGGTAGAAACGCTATCCCCCAGTTGGGAGCGCATGGTTTGCATCTGTAACGGTGCCGCCACGCCGATGTCCTCGACCAGCATGTAGCAGGCACGGCGCGTAGTGATGGCATCCCCCCAGCCGCGGAACGCGATCTGGGACGGGGCCTCTGAGGACTGCCCATACACTGACAGCGTGACTTCCTGCTGCGCACTAGCACCCGTATCATAGGCATTAAACGAGAACTCGTGCGTATAGGAAACTTCGGTTCCGCCCTCAAAATACGGCGCTATCCAGGTACGCGAGAAGGTAGAGTTAGCGGAGAATTTCGCACCAACAGCATGACTGATAGACGCTGAGGATTTGGCGCTAACTGAGAGCACTGCACGGTATTGGCGCCCCACTTCGGGGACAAATGACACTGAGCAGATCTCTGTCCACGGCCCCCCAGAAATAATGGTATTGTTCAGCATTGACTGGCCGATTACCCCACGAGGTAACGGGTCGAGCAGGGTAGCGAGCTCCACCCCACGGTACGTTAATGTATCATTCGCGGTGATGTTCTGTGCGGTCAAATCCCCCTGGGCGGAGACGAAAAAGGTGGCGGCACCGTCTTGATAAAAGCTGATGTAGTTCTCGGTGTTGACACGCAGATCCACCGCCCCAACCCCATCAGCATCCACAATCATCAGCCCGTCAGGCTTCAGCTGCAAGCCGCCCTTGCCATTCTCCGGCACCACATTCAGCATGCGCGAGGTCACTGACCCGTTGGCCATCATGTGCTCAGCGATTACACGCTGGGCCACGAAAAGCTTCGCCACGATCAGCTCCGAATAAAGTTTATTGACGACCGCCGTGGCGATACGTGCCGACCCAGTCACCTGAAGCTTGTGCACATCCAACGACGCGACCAGCTCGTTGCGGATCAGCGACGCTTTCCACTGGGACCCGTCCCAGGTCCACTGACCGTACAGGTTATGGCTCATGTCAGTCTGCCACCACACGTCACCTTTGACCTTGCCCGGAGTGCGCGTGGACGGCCTGCTGGTGGAGATCGTAATCGCCGTTTTGCCATCCAACGCAAGGACAACCTTGCCAAGGTCAACCTCGGTTTTCTCAACCTTTGACTGTAATGCGGCCGCGTCCTTCTTCACTTGATCAGCCGTGGCCTGCGCGGCCCGGGCAGTCTGCTTCGCGACATCCGCTGCCGACTGGGCGGTCCTCGTCCGCTCATCCAGTGCACCATACTTTGCCGCCGCCTCATCAGCCGTCTGCTGCGCGGTCCTCGCATTCTCTCGTGCCGTGTCTGCCACCACCTGCGCTGACTCCGCCGCCTGTTGGGCTTGCTGTGCCGCACCCTGTGCGGCCTGGGCCTGCGCATCCACGGCCGCATACTGTGTGAGCGCTTCCCGCGCCGACTCACTAGCTGCCTGAGCCCCACGCTTAGCCTGGTCAGCAGCCTGCTGCGCCTTCCTTGTGCGCTCGTCGAGTGGCCCGTACTTCTGTGCGGCCTCATCTGCGGCTTCCTGCGCGGATACTGCCGCGTTATGCGCGCCCCGTGCCGAGATCACAGCCGCATCAATCCGGCCAGCCTCCGTCGCCAGCTTCTCCTCCAGGGTTGCCAGGTGCTCGCTGAGTGCCGAATCTGCGGCCGCCAGCTCCTGCTTCGCGTCCGCCAGCTCTTGCGTGGCCTCTTCAAGCCGCGCTTTTTCTTCCTCGGTCATGCCGCGCTCAGTGATCGGCTCCAGCACGGTACCAGCCCACGAGGGCGCCCGCCGCACCACCAGCTCACCCGAGGCCGCATCTTCGCCAGGCTGAGCGAGGGGACGATCCGACACCGCCGCGAGAACACGCACCGGGCGCCCCCGCTCTTCGAGCACCGACACCAGGCCGCCGATGACGAACATGCCTGGCATCAGCGGTAGCCACAGGTCGACCCCCATGTAGGAGACCAAACCCCGCTTGGAATCCGCACTCAGCTCTTTGAGCACGCCCGTGCGCTCCACCCGGCCAGCCTCCGGCCCCTCCGGCTGCCCATCATATGCTGAAAGAATCGTCACGAATCCACACCTACCTCGATCGTCATCTCGCCCAGCCCATCAGCCGGCCACTCCACACCGACAACGCGACCAGCCCACCTCGACTGCTCAAACTCCACAATCACCGCATCGTCGATATTGATTTCCCAGTCGGAGGCGGCCCTCACTTGGAGGATGTGTGCGCCTCGGCCTAGCTCGTAGAGCCGGTTCACCGCCATATGCCGCGCGGCGGCCGGCGTTGTCACCGCGTCCGCTTCCACCTCCACTGTGACCCACCCGTACTCGCCGGGAGAATACGGGCCGTACTCTAGGAAAGCTTCCTCCGCAAAATCCGGCTCCCCATCGACACCTTTCCCACGCACGACCACATGATTCGGCCGCTCAAACCTGTCAAACACACAGGGCGCGGAGACGACGGTGCCACCGTCCCCGTCACGTAGCACCCGCGTGAACTCTTCAGCTGGCTTTAGCGGGTCTGACAGCACGACACCGGCATCCACGTGCCGCAGCCTCGCGGGGATCGCTTGGACCATGTCGGTGAGAGCTTGCCACCGGTCAGTGCCCGACACCCACCCCGCCGGGATCGACGGAGTCACCGCGCTCATCGCCACACTTAGCGCGATGTTGTCCTCGGCGAGGATATCGCGGATGACGTCGACCGCGCGTTTAGCCTCCGGGTATTGGGTGGCGTTCCGGCGTGCATGATGCCGCACCCGTGACAGCAGGCCATGCCCTGACAGGGTGATGCCAGCCGCCTCCACGGAGGCGGTCTCGATCTGGCAGATCACCGACGCGGCCTGCCAGGTGCGCCCACCCTCACGGAAATCCCACTCGAGGCGCATGGTTTCCCCCACCCCAGTCAGTAGCTCCCCACGGGCAAATGGCCGAATGTCGACACCGTCTACCATGTAGGGGATCTGCACTTCGAGCACGTGGTCGTCTGTCCCATCCGGTAGGGCTTTGACCGCGTAGGAGCCGGACACGACCGGCGCCACGAGCGCGACCTGGTCGTGCTGATAAACAGTGAGACTGGGGGTGATCTCCATGCGTGTTACACCTGTGCCTCTCGGTCAGCGAGAACCTTCCATGACGCATTTGCCGCTTGCATGCCACCCCATGTGTCCCACTGGGTGGCCACGTCGGCCCACTGGAAGCCACCCACGTCGCCGATCGCGTCCACGTCTGCCGGCACAAGCTCCAGCTTCCACGCCCGCCGGGCCAACCGGTCAATATCCGACCGCTGGGACGGGTACGCCGCCACCCACACCGTTTGGAATGCCGGGATCTGACAGCCCACGGCGTGACACGCTGCCTGCGCGTGATAAACTCCCACCGGCGCGCCTGTCTCGAGTAGGCCAGCCAACCGCGTGGAGTCCGCACCCACCGTGACGGCTTCGAGCGTCCACGACTGTGCGCGCGATTCACGGCGTCGCACCACCGGAAACTTAGCACCATGCGGGTAGATGAACGCCAACCCCGCGTCACCGGTCACAGGGTAGTCGCCTAGCCATTTGAACGGAACCCTCACACGCCCGTCGAGCGAGCGAATCTCATGCCGATCCGACTCAATCTTCTCTGCAGGAAACACGGGTTACCTCCTCACCAGTGCCCGATGCCGCTCACGACGCACAATCCGCCCATCAATCAACGGCACCAGGGCATCCCCCACACGCAGGGCGCCCTCAATCGCCACACCCTCCAGCGAGGGCGCGGCAACGTTCACCACCGGCCGGGGAGCCTGCGCCGACGGCCCTTGCACCACGCCGCCCGCTTGGTAGCCACGCAACCCGCGGCGCATTGCCTCGACCACGGCCACGCCACCAGCGCGCGCAACATCCCGCTGCGACCACACAACCTCGCCCTTGTGCACGATGCCCGCAGGCTCGGTCACCCTGCCCGGACCCGTGTACCCACCCTGCGAATAGCCAGGTGTCGACATGCCCACCCCAGCACCAACCAACGCGCCTTGCTGCACAATTTTCTGAACTAGTGTGACCTCTTTACGCGCCGGAATTGACTCCAACCACAACTTCCAGCCGTTCGCGTCGTTACGCGCCTGCCAATCGTCAAACTCAGCCCGCGTGCGAATATCCGCCGGGATCAGGCCGTAATCCGCAGCCAACTCCACAGCCCGATCACTGTTGACGCCCATCTGCTCAGCCGTCGCAAGAAAGTCGTTTGTCATCTGCTGAGTGCGTGCGGCAAGGTCATCAGTCACGCCGCCTTGCTTGATCATGGCCTGCATCCATCGGCCAGAATCTCGTGCGAGGTCGATCAGCGAGGACTGGTTGTCCCGTTGAGCATTGGTGCCCACGGCAGACGCACCCGCGCCCTCATGCAAATTCGCGATCACCTCCGCCAACGTCTCCGCATACCGGATCGCAGCCTCATCCACGGACATGTTGATACCCGCCGCCTCAAACAACGAAGCAATGTAGTCGTCGAGCGCTTGTTGTGCCCCGGCCGCTTCCTCACCAACCTGGCTAATCCCGCCAGCCGCTACCTCCGACGACCCCGCAAGATCGTCACTCGCCCCGGCCGTGCCGGCCATCGCAGCCTCGGCACCTTCGAGCATTTGCGCAGCGTAGTTTGCGTCGCCGCCTGCCAGGTCGAAACCGGCGGCGACGTCATGGAGCCGGTTGCGCAGGTCGTTCATGCCCTCGCTCACCGGTTCTACAGCCATGTCTCCTAATGTGTTACCTAGCCCATAGGCGGCCTGGTCGGCGGCCGCCATGTTCAAGGCCCACAGTTCAGCCCCGTTGTAGGCGTCCTCGATCTGGTCCGAGTTCACACCCAGAATTTCGTTGACGCGGGCGATCGCGTCGGCGTTGCCTTCTATCGCGGGGATCAGGTCGGCCACGTTCCCGCCGAGCGCCGCATAGTCCTCGGCCACCCCATTCGCGACTAATTCTGCAGCGAGGAGTTCGCGCGTGTTGCCCGTAGCCGCTCCCGTGACCTGGTCGAATGACCGGGCGAGCCGCCTGCTGACTTCTTCAGCCGCGCGGCCTTCGTTCACATAAGACGCGACGACACCGGCGAGCACACCCACCGACCCTACGGCCAGGGTTATCGGCCCAGACAAGCCAGCAATTGCCCCGACTAGGCCGCGCGCCATGCCGCCAGCCTTCCCCATCGCTGTTCCGATACCGAGGATATTGGCGCTTTTGAGGGCTTGGAAGGCGTGGTAGGCATCCATGACGCGGGGTGCGAGGAGCATGAAGCCACCTGCGGCGAGTGATATGACACCGCCGAGCCCTGTGAATACTCCGATCACCACCTGGAGCGGAGCGGGCAGATCACCGATCCAATGCACAACCCCGGTCAGGCCTTCAACAACAAAGTTTAACGCGGGGAGTAGCAGGTCTCCGAGCGAGATCGCCAGATCAACGACGTTGTTCTTGAAGACGACGAGTTTCGAGGCCATTGTTTTCATCCGGGCCGCATACTCATCCGACAACGCCGTGTTTTCCTGGTAGGCGCTATTGCCCATTTCGATCGCGCCCGTGAACATGTCCGCAGCGTTGGCCGAGGAGCGCAACGCATTACCCACACGCACATCAGTCATACCAAGCTCTTGCAACACCGGATAGGTAGACTGGCCGGTCGCTTCCATCTGGGCAAGGCCTTGAATGAACATGGTCAGAGCGCCTGCGGCATCGTCCCGGAATGCTCGCGCGAACTGCTCACCCGTCATCCCCGCGACCTTGGCGAAAACCTCTAGCTTTCCGCTGCCGGTGTCGACCGCGTTACGCATCTCGATAATCACCTTCGACACGGCGGTACCACCGGCTTCTGCCTCGATACCCACCGACGACAAGGCGGTCGCGATACCGAAAATGTCACCCTCGGTCATGCCCGCCTGCTTACCAGCAGAGGCCAAACGCATCGACATGTTCACAATTTCTGACTCGGACGTCGCAAAATTGTTACCTAGTGCGACGATCGCGGAGCCCATGTTCGTGAATTCAGTTTGGGCTGTTCCCATAATATTCGCGAAGCGTGCCAGCTGGGTTGCCGCCTCATCAGCGCTCAAGTTGGTCGCCTCACCCATTTGGATCATCGCCTCAGTAAACGAATCCAAATTCCTGGTCTCGATACCGAGCTGGCCAGCCGCCTCCGCCACCTGCGCAATCTCCGCATGAGTGGCCGGCATGCTCCTGGCCATATCACGCAGCCTGGTATCCAGCAGCGCGAACTCGGCTTCGGACGCATCAACAGTTTTACGCACGCCCGCGAACGAGGACTCCCAGTCAATGGCCGCTTTCGCTGACCCAGCAAACGCCGCCGTCAACCCGGCACCAAACGCCACCAGGACCCCGCCGATACGGTCCCACTCGGCACGCTGGGCTTGCATCGACTGCACCAACCGGCCACCATTCGTGGACGCCACCTGTGCGGACTTATCCATGTCCCTCACGGCCTGCTCAAACGACGTGCTTGCGGCGGCCATGTTCTTCCGGAAATCCTCCACGTTCGCCCGCAAGACCACCTTCACGGAACGCTCACGCATAGGTTTCACCTCACTTCTGCCGGTAGCGTGTTCACCACCGGGAATTTCTGGCCCGGCTCTGCCCGGAGATGCTCATCCATCACCACCCGGTCACGCGCCGCACACGCATAACACACCGTGGCCTCGTCCGGTACCTCGAACCAGCCATCCATTGCCGGGTCGTATGCGATCTGGCGCGGGATACCACAATCAGGGCACTTACCGCGCTCATACAGTTCAAGAGCCACCGATAGGGACCGGTCGGTTTCCGTCCACGCGCCCCGACCCTCCACACCGAAGAACTCCAAGGGCCGCACCTGCCATGCTTTCGCTGTCTCAAGCCCCGTCAAGATTTCGAGATTGTGGGGTTCGGTCAGGACGCGCGCTAAAAAACCGGTAAACCCGCCTGCTCGTCGGCGCCGTTGAGCTGATTCCAGGCTCCGACGACGCGCTTGTACTGGGCCGGTATCTTGTCGGCCATGAGGAGGAAAAAGTCCGCATCCCCGGTCAGCACAGCCGGTTCGACGACCTGGGCAGCAATCAAGTGCGCACCCACCTCTGCCTGCGTCGTGATACCGGCGTCGCGAAGCTCCTTAACTTTGCGTTTCTGCCAATCCCTCGAGCGCTCTTCAAGGGTGATTTCCAGCCCGGAGGCAAGGAACTCTTCACGAATCTTGTCAGCCCGCTCGGATAGCTCGCGGACTTTAATGCGGTCTCCGCGTAGCGTAGCTTCGGCGATCCTGCCGGTGATCTTTGAGTGTTTGTTGGCTAGGTCTCCACGCGAGTAGATGATGACGGTGACCCTCGCGGTGCGGATGCCTTCGATGAAGGCGTGCAAGTCGAACTCTTGGGCGGCCTCGCGGATGCGCTGTTCGACGTCGGAGCTACTTAATGTCTCCTCGAGGGGTTCGTCTTCGCCCACATCGGGCGGGGTGAGGTCGGATAGTGATTCTTCCATGATGCTCCCTTAAGGTGTGGTGTGCGGGCCGGCCAGCAGCATGCTCGGAGTAGACACACGCCGCTTTCCTGCCCGCACACGTCTGGTATCAGGCTTCGGCGACTGTCTGGTCAAGGTGCATCGCACCCACAGCCAAAGGCACCGGCCGCTTGATATACCCAGAACCGTCAGCAGGGAACTGCGGGTCATCATTGGTGACCTCGAAAGCCGAGTATTCATCCCCGGACTTCCACGCCTGCCCTGCCGGCGCCCCATCACGGCGCACCAGCGTCAGCTCGGTGCCCTTAGTCTTGAACAGGGAGAACACGACGTCGGCTTCCGGATCAGGCTTACCGTCCTGGTCAAGGTAGCGGAAAATCGTCACGTGCCCAGATCCTGCGGACAACCCAAAGGCCTGGCCTTCTCCGGGTGCGCCGAGCTCGATCTCCGAAATCGTGGATGACCCGGACGGGCCAAGCTGGAAATCAGACTTCAAAATGAAGTCTTGGATGTCGTAGCCGGCCGTCAGTTCGGCGACCGTGATCGCCTTCATGTTCTTAGGGCGCACCGTGAGGACGGTGAGCTTCGTGCGTGCATCAGCGAGCGTCTTCGGCCCGCGCTTAATCTCCTTGGCCATTACTTAGCCGCCTTCCGCCCCGCTGCAGGGGTCTTGGTCTCATCCTTGTTCGTCTTGTTAGGTAGCGAAAAATCCGCACCCAGCACGGGGTGGGAAAGCCAATGCTCGGGCACCCTGCACGGGCGTCCAAGCCGGTCGATCACATCAATCATGGTTCTTCTCCTATCGATCCTCGATCGGTATAAATCTGGTAAATGTCGTCAAGATAAAACGGGTAGGTGCCATCATCAGGGATTGCGACCGTGGTATCCACAAACGGACCATCACAGGCCGCGAGCACAAAACTCGTGTGGCCGATAGGCAGGCGCATCGTGTGCTGGTCGAGGGCCTTCCTGACGCGGGCGGCCATTGTGTACAACGCTTGACGGGACTGGCCCACAAACCTGACGGTCAGTTCACCACTGGTCGAGTCGCGCCCGTACATAGATTCTTCCTCGTCGCGGGCCCCCAGCCCGCCGATGAAAACGACGTAAGGCAGATCGGCCAGCGAATGCTTGGACGCATCCGTGTCATAGACCTTGACCTTCCCGTCAAGTGCGCCAGCGATCAGGTCTTTCACAGCACCTCCTCAACTAGGTCTTGGATTGCTTTTTCAAACCTTGGCAATTCCCGGTCCAAAGCCCCACCCGGGTCAGGCAGAGTGCCGCCACCGCCGTGCACACCACCAAAGTAGGCGATGTTCGCGAGGTTGCCTTGGCCGCGTTTAACAGGCCCAATCTCAGCACCGAAGCCCTGGTCGAGCTTGTCAAAGCTGATCGTGCCCTTGATGCGTTTGAACCACTTCGTGTCGGAGGCGTCTTTGACCAGATCGTTTTTGATGTTGAGTGCGCCTTTGCGTACCACCGCGGGTACTTTGCGCACCACATTCAGTGGCGCTTCATGCAAGTCAACTGAAAACGCGCGCAGTTCGGAGGTGTCTACATGGATGTTAGCCATGGGTCACCTCGTCAACGAAGATCCGGTACGCGGTCGCCGTCGACTTGTACGGGCCGACTACACCCACCCGATAAACCCGCCCAACCAGAAGCGGGTCATCAAGATTTTCGAGCACCTCAACTCGGTCCCCGGGCTGGACGCGTGCCACACCCACCGGGATATCCACACGCACCCGAATCGAGGTTGCCCGCGCCCCGGCTGTCACAGGGTTAGCCTCATACGCCTCATAGGACTGGACCTTGCCCACGCCTTCATACACGGTCTCCACCTGGGAGACCTGCTTGAACGTGGCCTCGTCGAACTCGGTCTCGCCCGTAGGCCGGCTAATCAACACCCGAGCGCGCATCAACTTTTCTGCAAGCTGCCTGCCCCGGCGAATCCCACGAGCGCTTACGGCCATAACGCATCACCGCCCTAGTACCACAAGATGGGGGCACCGTCCGGGGTAGGCACAAACCCACGCCCAACCAGTTCCGGATCGCGCGTCGTCGACACGGTACCGAAAGGGCGGCGCGGCCTGAACCGAGCCAGAGACGCCCTCTCCGACGCCGTCAAATACAGGCCGGCCTCTTCGACCTTGCGGCCAGAGCCCCGCCAGTCATCGACCGCCTCGGACGTCCACCCATCCGGATTCGTGTATGCGCGAGCCGCGCACGCTAGAACCGCGAACTTCGCCACCTGGGGCACATCCTGCTCAGTCCAGCCCGGCTCACCGGCATGCGACAGCACGAGGGAGGAGGCGGCATCAAGGAATGACTCTGCCTGCTTGACATCCGTGCTATCGCTAATGGCTTCGCCGATGTAGTTAGCAAGTTCGGCCACCTGTGCTAAACGCTTAAGCTCCATTGGTGCCGCCTCCTTCCTTGCCTGTTAGCTGGACGGTGCGGACGCGGTCGAGATCGTTGCCGCCACCGCACGGTTCGCATCCAGGGTCGCCGCACCGTAGAACGTGTCCACGATCGACTGGTCCTCGAGCTGGACTGGGTTGTACTGCATGATGTGCCGTAGGGCGAAGCCGGCCTCCGAGATCGTGGCCCCATACGCGGCGCCTTCAGGGCGACGAGAGGGGCGGGTGACGAACGCGAAGGCATCCTTGTGGTAGGCCACCGCCTTGTTCGCCGGCAGGTCCGGGGCGACCACAACCTGGAACCCCTTCAGGTTCCCAATCGTCGCCGCACGCAGCATAGAGCCGCCGTCGCCGGCCTCGTTGACCTTGTTCAGCATCGGAGTGTTCAGAATCGCTTCCTCCCAATCCGTGCCAATCGCAAGCGTGCGCCCCTGCTGGGGGACCTTGCGGTCGTTAAGAACGCGGCGCAGGTGAGTGATCGACCGCAGCACGTCAGATTCACCCGTCGCGGCGTCGATCGTGGCCGCTGCCTTCGCCTCAGCCTTAACCTTCTTCATCTCCTCCACAAGCGGGGTGGCCAGCGCGTCGACCACGGACTCGGCCTGCGGGCGCAGCACCTGACGCTGAAGATCTGCAAGGGTGAACGTGGCCCAGTTATCGGGCAGGCGAACCGCGTTGTAGATCTGGTTCTCGAGCTTGATCGGCACCCATTCCTGGGTCAGCTCGTTGAACTCGATCGCGTCACGTGCGGTCCGGTTCGCCGCGGTGTAAACCTTGGCCTCACCGGCCTTGACCGGGCCGAGCACGTTAATCGTCTGGCCGCGCCCGGCCACGAACTCATTGGAGAAGTCCTGGCGGACCGTGCGCGGAAGGACAGACAGGTAGCGCAGCGCGGCCAGCGTGGAGCGAGCCGCCTGCTCAGGGGTAAACAACAGGTGAGCCATAAGTGGGCTCCTTTCTGGTTAGTTCATGAATCCACCGGCAAGCTCGTCAAGATCGATGGGCTTGCCAGAAACTGGAGTGTTGGTGTGGGTTTCACCGAACCCATTCGTGGGCTTAGTCGTCGGCGGGGTTTTCGTCCCGAGTAGCTTCATGAATTCCTCAGCGTCCGTGAGGAGTTCTTCGCGCGTCCCACCTTGGAGACGGCTAGCGATCTGGGCTGGTAGGCCAAGCTCGAGAGCTACTTGTAGGCGCAGGTTCTCAGCCTCAAGCTGAGTATTCTTTGCCTTCAGATCCGGTGTGGCCTTGGCGGCTTCTTCCGCTGCCTTGGCCCGCTCACGCAGGGCCTTTGCTTCGGCGTTCGCCTTACGGATCTTGCGTAGGGCCCGTTCCTTATCCCACGGCTCGCCATCGTTCTCATCGACGTCGTCGACGTCGTCGGCATCGGCGTCGTCAGTGGTATCGGTTGCTTTCTCGGCGTCGGCGTTGGTGGTCTGCTCCGGCTCGTCCTGAGGGCTTCCAGAACCCCCAGCCTCATCACCTGTGAGCATGAGCAGGAATGGGTGGCGTCGTCCATACATTGTGTTTTGCCTCCTTACGGGCATCAAAAGAGCCCACCACCAAGGGGGCAGGCCAAATGGGTAAAACAAAACCCCACCAGAGATTGGCGGGGTCAAGAACTACGTGAGAGTCCGGCTAAGACCGCGTGAACGCACGCACGCTCTCTAGATCGGGCAAGGTTTCAAATTGCTCATCAGCCGGCGGCCGATAATTTAGCCGATCCTTGACAAACTGCTGAAGCACCTCGGGAGGAGTATCTGTCGAATAGCATGCCAGAATTGGGAAAGGGCCTGGGCCATCATCAAAATAATCGGTTGGCGTTGTTCCAGGGTAGCTTTCCAGGATTTCCTGCACTTTTTCTAGTGAAAAACCTTCAAAAGAAAGCCCAAAATTACGGCTTCTTTTAACGTCTGTCATTTACCCAATACACCACCTTCCCTGACTGGCTCATTCCGATCACAACCCGATGTCCATGACCGTACCGACTAACATATTCACGAAGCAACGTTTCCAGTCTATCATCACTGACTTCTGCATTCGTGAGAAAGGCGAGGTTTTCTGACTGCGATCTCGAGCGACCAAGTGAAGTTTTGAAATTATCCAGCTTGGCAGACTTCTGCAATTTGAACTCGATAGTTTCTGCAAACGTTTCAAAAATGGCGTCTGGGCTCTTGATTTTGTCTGCTCCCGGGCCACTTGCTTCCTGAATGGAATACAGACCTATATCTACATGCCGGGCAAAATGTTCTGCAACAGTCCGTGTATCTTTTTCAAAATACCGCCACGGGTCTGTGGCTGGCGCGATTCTCTTAGCCGGTATCGATGCAGCAGTGGGCGCTCTAAACGAGTTGGTGCCCTCCCTCATCGGCTCATGGATGAGCTTCGCATCAGGAGCCAAGTCAAGCGCACGGGCAAGATTGCTGTAACCATCGGACGATTCGCTGTTCCCGTTTGGCAGCTTCGGCGGCTTGGCCCCGCCACCACCGAGGCCCGTGGCTAGCTTGATCTTCTCCCGGCGGCACCGGGTTGACTCCTTCGCTTTGACCCACGCCGGTGAACGAAACTGTGAGTCCTTGGCGAACACGCCGTCGTTAAACAAGCCCGGGTTGTTGCGCCGCATCCGAGCCAAAATCTGGTTTTCACCGGCAGCCGTACGCGCCCACGAACGCCCGAACTCTTCTTCAGCATCCAAGGCCGCCTGCATGTATGAGGCCCGATAGAGGGCTTCTTCCTCCGTCGGCTCCCACTCATGCAGCACTAACTCAGCCGTACACCCACAATGGTTATGGGCCCTGAACTGGACGGACTGTTCTTGGTATACCGGGCCGCGGCCCACCAGCATCGCACAAAACGCACACGGGGCACCATCCGATACCCGCCGCCACCGGCCACGCCTACCCGAATACTTAAACGAGGAGGTGGTGATTGTCTGCCTGCCCGCATCGAGCACCAACTGGCCAAGCTTGCCATAAGTGATCGCGGACTGGATTCGCCAGGCTTCCTCCGGGCTCATACCCGCCGCAATCCGGGCCTTGGTCATCACCACCGTGTCCGTGTATGCTTCACGGGCGATACGCTGCTGGTCAAACTCCGGGGCGCCAGCCACGAGTTCCACCCCGGCCTCTGCGAGCCCGTACTCGGCCACATACGCTCCGGCTAGCCTGGCCGAGGTGTCCACTCCCGCGTTTGCTAGCACGCTCCTACCCACAAACCACCGTGGGAATGAGCCCGTCAGGTTGTCAAGATCCATCAGCCCATCAAGCGCGGTTGCTGCCTGCTCGATCGTGGCCCGCAAGATCACCTGGTCCCTGCGATGGGTGTCAGTAAGCTCCCTGCCCGCCTGCGTTTTGGCCATAGATTTGCCTTTCCAGAACGTCTACCAGCCGCCCAGCCTCCGAGCCCGACCCTAGATGCGCCTTCCAGTCCGCCACCCGCTCCGACGAAAGCCCCGGGATCATCTCCACCAGCAACTCTGGCGGGATACCGAGCTGGCCAAGCTTGAACAGGCCATCGGCGGTGGCAGATAGGGCCCGTGATTCGGTGTCTTCCCAGCCCACTGTGATATCAAACCTGCCGGCGTCGTCTTCACGGCCTTCAGCATGCGCGGCAAGACGCAGCACGCGTGCCACGCCAACACCATTGGAGCGCTGTTTTTGTGCCACCTTCTGGCGCTGCATCGACCTCGCTTCGAGCAGGGCCTCGGCAGACAGGTTCACTAGTTGGCCGCCGTTGAGCGCCCATACCGGCGTCTGGGAGACCGCCGCCAAAGTATCCCGGTCCGCCTCAGCTGCCTTGAGCAGACCATCGAGCGAGGTCTCCGGCAGGGTGCCGAACTGGACACCCGCCCCACCCACGAGAATGTCATTATGTGCGAGCTTCTGGCGCTGCTCGGCCGCATCCTGCGAATCGAGTGGTTCTTCCATACCGGTCGCATAACGCACCTTCCACGAGTTGTAGTGCTGGGCCATGAGCCGATCTAGCGTGGTCTTCTCAAGCCGGCCTGCCACGCCCCGGTATTTCTCCACCTCGCCACGTGAACGGGCTTCTAAGTCCAGGTCGTTGGAGAACGTGACTACGGGGCACACGCCCATGCCGTGCTCACGATATTCCACATAGGTCAACCCACCCGTGGTCGTGTCGCGGGTCAGATAGTGCACGGCCTGCTCGTCGTACACGCGTAGCCCCGTCCATGCGTTGACATCTCCGATCAGCCGGATCGCCCACAGCGGGTACTCGTCCTCCAGCGGGTCACCCCATTTGACGAATAGCTGGCGGGGTGAGAACGGGAGCAGCGAAGCGACACCGCGCTGGCCGTGAGGCCGCAGCGCCCGATCCGGTAGCACGAGCATGTGTGACTGCCCGTATGCCAGCCCGGCATGCCACAGGGCGTACTGCTTGGACGGCATGCCGTTCGCGTCCCATGGGCGGCGCAGCCGCGAGGCCGCAGTATCATCGCCGGGCACGCTAATCCGCCCGACGATCATCTGCTGAGCCACCTCAGCCACGATCAGTTCAAGAATCGGGGTCACCGAGAGTTCCCCGAGTCGGCCTTTTTCCGTATTCGGCGCGGTATGCGCACGCCGATACGTGTCCATCGGGTTATCTGCTGTCAGCCATTGATCTACCTGGTCTAACTCGACCTGCCGGGCGCCAATCCCGGCAAGTTCATCATTGACCAGATCGACGACGGCGGCAGGTGTCATTACCATATTCGGCCAGCTCCCCTCCTGCGCGTCTTGCGCGAATTCAACACCAGGCGACGCACGAGCCGGGCGCCTACCATGCACACTGCTAAATCGATCTTTCTGCGTGATTCGGGATGTTCTTTCGCGATCGACATCCCATACCTGGTTGGGTAGCGTTTAGCGGCAAGCACGTGCCTGCGTAGCCGGGCGTCCGCGTCATGCGTGAACGCCCCGTCGATCATTTCCTGCTCGGTCACTGACACATGCTGCACGAACGGCTTGAGCGCCGCCGAGGTGGCCATGTCGAACATGACCGAATGCCGGTCACGTCCTGGACGCGCGTCAACGGCGTATTGGGCGCCCCACCGCCGGTGCCAGCCATCAACGACGCCATCCCAATACGGCAACTGGGATTCATCTTCGAACACGTGCGCGGGGTCAGCGAAGAACGCCACCACCCGGTACCGGTCGTGAGCCTCCTCCACCACACGGTCAACATCCTCGCGTGGAACCCTCCAGCCCTGACCGAGCTTGCCTGCCGGGCGCTGCCACATGCCAAGCACGAACACGTGCCCGTCCACCACCCGGCAGCCCACAAGCCCGGTCGCATCATCAGACTTTGAGGCGTCAAAGAAAAGCACGATCTCTTCACCGGCCTCCACCACCACCTCAGCATCAGCCAACGAATCGAAAATCTGTGCCGTCGTCCACGCATCCGCCTCAGCCTGGATCTGGTTCAACCACTTGCGCCGAGACTCAGACGGGGCGTTCGTGGGGTTGAACACCGATTTTTTCACCCGCTCCGGATCGATCCACACCGAATCCCCACGAATGATCGGAATCCACTCATCAACGCCTTCCCCGTTGAGCTCTGCCGACGGGGCGGCCTCAAGCGAATCATAAAGCAGACCAAAATCTTCACGCCGGGCCTCCACCAGCTCCCCGCCCTGCCACTGATCCTGAGTCTCTTCCCAGCCCTCACGCACCCGCTGCCCGACCGAGTCCTCACCCTCACGGTAAGCATTGCAAATATCGAGCACGCGAGCTGGCCGATCCCCACGGGCCTTAGTCACGTTGCCATCGATCACTCCGGCCAACTCGTGGCCCTGATTCGACGAATTCCAATTCTGAGTCTCATTCCTGACCGCGAACGTTACACGGTTACCCTCCGCCGCCAAATGTGAAGCGGTGACGGCCTCAATGCGCACCGAATCACCAAGTGCCCACACATTATTCCGACCAACCTGAATCCCGAAGTGCTTTCGGGCCTGCGGGCCGAACAGGCCAGGAAACAACGACATCGTGTTCTTCGTCTGCTCTTGCGAGACCGCGAAATTCTGCACCCAGGCGGCAGGGTTAGCCACCATGATCGGCTGCCCGTCATCACCGACCCCGTCCGAGACCGACGGGCCAAGAAAATGAGCGGCCTCCAACGCCGCCGCATACGGATCCTTACCCCACCCCTTCAACCGCTGCAGCACCGCCGACGGGTGCACGAACGTGCCAAGACCAGGCTCAGTGGCAAAGAACCACAGCGTGAACCTAGCTTGCTCCATCGTGAACCGCCACGGCTCACCATCGGGGTTATTCAACCACAACCCGCACCAGGCCAGCACATCCCAGCCGCCAGTGAACTCAGGTAACACCCACCCGTTCTCGTCAAACTTCCATGTTGGGCCAACAATCACTGGCTCATGGAGCCATTCCGGGCGCGGCGCACCAGGAACATGCTCCCGGTACCAGTCCTTAATCTCGCGCAACTCCATGTCACGGTTACGGATTAGCCCACCATGGCCGCCCCTTAAGACAGCCACACCTATCAGCTCCCGTACGACTTGGCCCACCGCGACTGCGCAGCCGCCCGATGCTGATTGACATCAGACACAGCCCGCAACCCAGCCTCACCCTCCACCGGCGAAGCCGCCGGCTCAACATCGGGTAGGTCAAGGCCGCGCATCAGCGTGGAAAACAGGGCCCGCTGCTGACGAACCTCGGACGCTAGAGGGTGCGCCACCGGCTGACCCATCGAGCCTTTGACCATCACACCATCACGCTTGATCCGCCGGCGCATCTGCTGAATCAGATCCAGGGTATGGCACGCTTCGCCCAACACGCGCAGCTCATGCTCACCCATATCGTAGACCGCGAGCGTCTCATCCCACAGCCGGGACCCGAGCTCACCGAGCGCCTCGGGCCGCTTCACATTCTTTCCCATTCCACTGCACCTCCACAGGGTACGCGCACCGTGCACGCACCCAAGGCGAGCACAGTGGCTTAGTACTTCAACGGGAGCCCCGTCACGCAAATAAACCGGCCAGAATCAGGCGGATAGATCTCAATCTTTCGCTCCCCATCCCGAATCACACGCCCCGAACCGGGGCCCATCGGCGTGAAAATGTGGACGCCGGTCCCAGAGGGGGAAACCTCAATCCACACCGCGCTAGCCACATGCTCATCAATGACCTCTTGCGCCCAGGGGGCTATCACCCCATCGGTGATGCACTCGTCAAGGTCGATACAGCCGATCCCGCCACCGAGGACGAAGCCTTTACGAAGCTCACCACGCACCTGAGCAAACGCCACCCACGTGCCCGGATCGGTTGAGGACGCCGGCGTGCCATCCGGTTGGATCGGGAGTTTCGACCAGCCACCACGACGCTTGAACGGCTTCCACAACACCCACCTATCCTGGCGGGTCATCGCTCGTGGTGGTGGTGGGCGCCGGTTGCCCATGACGCGACACGAGGTGGAGCAGTAGCGGGCGTTGGCGCGCTTGCCCTCGATGTTGATGCCGCAGTGGCCGCAGGTCCTCATACCCAAACCCTACCATAGTTTACGGTTAACTCGCACTATGTAGCCACTTTCATGCATTCGAGACGAAAGGGGCCCAGAAACCGCAATATCGGCATGATACAACACGACAACCACGCCAAACACACGCCCCACAATCGGCTAAAACACGCGGAAAAGTTGAATAGATCAGAATCCCCCGAAGAAAAAACGTGGTACGATCGCACGCAGGATCTCGACTGCTATCCCGGCGGTTTACCGGGCAGGGCGGGGAGGGGAGACCTGCCCCCCTTAGTCTAAACTACGACACAATAAAAAAGAAACACTTTTCCGATTTCATATCCGCGACAGCTTCGCTCAGCCTTTCAAACCTGGATGCTTTTCTGCAGGTCTTAGCCGCGTGCGAGCCCGGCTGCGCGCTGCGGCCTCCCGTGCAGTCTTAGCCTGGTGACAAGCTTTCGATAGCCATTGCAGATTTGCGAGGCTGTGATCGTCGCCGGGAATGATGTGGTCGCATTCGGCGCCGGTGCCGGGGCATCGTGGGTGGTGGTGGGTGGCCTGGCATTGCCCATGGGCTCGATCGCGCACTTGGGTGCGACGTTTGGCCCAGTCTTTGGGGAGTCGCTTGCTGCGCGTTGAGGTTGCCCAAGCCATTACTTCACCACCGTGGTCGGGTGTCGTGGTATGGAAAATGGGCGCACTGGACGCCCATAGCCGTGAGTATAGCACATGGGCGGGGTGTGATGGGTTTTCGTTGAGGGGCTGGTGGTGCCCCACCTTGCGTATGCATATATAAATGTGTATACTGGTGGTGTTGGAAGAAAGGAGGACAGCGATGGACACACTAACCGGGACCGCAGCGATCATCGCGGCACTAGCCGCACTCATCAAAGCGGTAGCGGACCTTATCGAAGCCCTGACAAAGCGAAAAGATAAGAAATAACCCGCTCGGCGCCCAGTCTACACCGATTGGGCGCCGCCCGCCATCGCCGAAAAACAATGACCACATGGCTTATCATCTTCGCCGCAGTTCTCACGATCCTGGCCACCATCAAAGGAGCCAGCACCCTCGCGTTCATCAGCGGGGTCATCACTCTCGCGGCCACAGTCGTATCCCTCATGGCCAAGCGAGTTGATCGCCGTGAGTGAGGTATACCTATCCCGATCCGAGTTCGCTCAGCGCATCGGCGTGAAGGTTGGCACCTTATCGCGCTACAACCTGCCAGCGCCTGACGTGATCGTCGGATCAGGCAAGCGCCCCACCTTCGGGTGGAGCAAGCACACCATCGACCAATGGCAAGCCTCCCGACCATCAGCCAGGGCAGCTACCTCCGGCGGGGTAAGGCGCGTAGCTCCGCCGTGCTGACCAGGCCACCGTCTGGGTGGAGGTTACCCGCCCTGATATGCCATTTAATCTGGTCGCGCGTGAGACCGAATAGGGCACAGGCGGTTGCCCGGTCGACCCATAGGTCGGCGGATCGGATGCGCCACAGTGCAGCGTTTCGGACGTGCTCGACCGTGCCGGTGTAGTCGCAGGCGGGGCAGCGGTAGAGGCGCTCTGTGTGGTGCCAGTGGAGTGTGGTGGTGCCGCAGGCGGGGCATAGGTGGTCTGACGCTTCGGTGTCTGGTGCGGCCGCTGTCTTCCAGCGTGCATGGATGCGTTCGACGTCGGCTTGTAGGTCGGGCCAGGCGGCGAGTGTGGTGGCGTGCTCAGCGAGCACCACGGCCACTTTGTCGATAGGTGTCTGGCCGTGGTCGGTGTCGGCCAGGACGCCCGCGATCTGTCGCAGCTCACCGAGCTCATGTTCGAGGCGCTCGCGGGCGTAGGTGGCGCGCTCGGGGAGGCTGTCGGCTTGGGTGCCGGTGGTGTGGGCTGCCGTGTAGCGGATGGCGTGGAGGGTGGGTTCGGTGAGGTCGAGTAGGTGCTGGTAGAGGGTGGGTAGGTCGGCACAGATGGTGGTGATGGTTGGGTTTTTGTTCATTACGATTCTCCTACATTAGTTGTCTATAGGGCTTGACTTGCGCAAGTCTATGGGGGTAGAATAAAGTTATGAAGCGGAGAGACCTCATCAAACAGCTCGACAAGATCGCCAAGGCTAAGGGCGAAACGCTCCACCTAACTGAAGGAGGAAACCACACCCGGGCCACCATCGGAACCTGGAGCGAACCAATCCCCCGCCACCGCGAGGTAAACGAGCTCACCGCGAAAGCAATCATCAGAAGGGCAAAGAAATGACACACGTTAACGCAACTGCCACCCGCTGCGATGGGTGGTGGGCTGCCGACTTCACCGTAGACGACCACGAATACTCCACCCAGGCTCGCCGCCTGGATCAACTCGAAGCGATGATTAAAGACGCTGCGGCGCTCATGACCGGCCAGCCCGAAGAAAGCTTCACTGTCAGCATCGAACCGTGCGGGCTTCCGGTCGAGGCTATTGACCGTTATAAGAGCGCCACCAAAGCCGCCCAGGAAGCAGAACGCGAGCTTTCCGATTCCTCGCGCACAGCAGTGCAACTGTTGACTCGCGCAGGGCTTTCCATGCGTGACGTGGGCACGATCATGGGCGTATCTGTCCAACGCGTCTCCCAGCTGGCAAAGGCCTAACATGGATCTGCCTACGTGGATTAACGCTGGAGCCGCCGTTGTGTCGCTCGTAGGCGCTGCCTTCTCGTGGTGGCGCTCGAACCTGTCAAAGCAGGCGCGAGAACAAGCCCGCCTCGACAAAGAAGCAGCACAGGCCGCGACAATCCAGGCGGATGCGTCCCAACGCCAAGCCGAAACAGCAAAGACTGCTGCTGAGCAGTCAGCCCGGCAAGGCGTTGAGCAACTGCAGCGCTTGGACGAAATGACGACGAGCTTGAACCAAATCGTGCAGGCCCTCAGGGAGTCTGGGGCACGCCCCGACGTGGTTGGCTTTCCTGCGGATGCCCCTTCTGGGAGGCGCTTCATTGAACGCGCCGGGAAGACGATGCTCGTCATCAAAAACGACTCGGCCGCACCCTTCCATGTCGAGCATGTGAGGAACCGAGACCAGTTCGCGCGAGTTGAGCTGAATGATGACTTCATCATTCCTCCGTTCGGTCAGAAGAGTTTCTTTGCGCTTGAGGCATGGGGCTATCCGTTCCCGGACCATTTGGTTCTCGATGAGGTGGGAAGCGACGAACCGACGTATCTGGCGATCCCTCGATGACTGCCTGGTAGGCGAACCATGCGGACACGAAAGCCCCACCGATTGAAAAGATCATGAAGATGACGCTCACTTTTCCTCCTCGTCTTCGTGGGTGCCGTGTTTGGTGCAGCTAGGCCGGGCATAATGCTGTTCGGTCATGGTTTTCCTTTCATTGATTGAGTTCGGCCTTCACCGCATCAATAAGCGCAGCCTGCGTCGTGTCCTTCTTTCGGATAGAGAGGGGTCACGTCCTCAAGTTCGGACCAGTGCGCCTTGAACTCTCCCTGTTGGAACGGCCATTCCCACATGCCTTCACCGCCGGGTATCCATAGCCCGATCGGCTCTGTGTCTGCGCAAAGAGGGTGACTGGCGAGCACGGCTGGTGCGTCGAGCCAGTCCGGTTCAGGGTCTGGCAACGGGTCGAGCGTGCGGAATACCGGCGCGAGGTCGGGGTCGATCTTGATGTCGCACTGTGCGGTGTATTCCTTCAGCCCGGAGTCATAAAATTCCAGAAATCGATCGCCTTTGGGGATGACCTGCCCCGGTTTCACTTCGTGCGCGAGTTCCCATGCGAGGTCGAGTGCTTCACTTGCCGTAACGGGCGCAGACGGGTCGAGCGCGAAATCACGAGACGCTACTTCTTCGTCGCTCAAATAGCCCCCCCTCGGGGTGATCCAATACTGGCCGCCGTCGTTTATTTTCATGACCCGGAGGCCCATCGTCTCGTGGGTCGCCGTCGCGCCGACTGGCGCGTTCTCAAAATCTTTAATCGTGCTCATTTCGTCTCCTTGTCCTGTGGGTAAATAACTGTGAGTGGTAGCAGTCGTGGGCTCGTGACTGGGGAGTAAACCATCGTCGCGTCGGTGCGCGCCCAATACCTGTTGCCGCGTTTTTCTTCCGGGGTGGCATGCCCGGACAGTATGCGGAGTTGTGCGGCGATGCCGTCGCCCATGATGACGACCGCGTCGAGTGGGAGAGCGTTTTCGTCCCAGCCCGCGTGGTGTTCGCCCTCAAGTGTCATGTTTTTCGTCATTAGTGCTGCTCCTCGATGAGTTCTTCTAACAGGGTTGCGATGATTGGGTTCATTCCTGGTTTTCCTTTCGTGTGCAGTAAGGGCATGTGATTAGCCGGAGTGTTTTCGAGTCACGGACAACCCCAGACCCGCGACACTTACGACAACTACTGCTGGCTGTCACGGTGTGCCTCCTGTGCTAGTTCTGTTTTGACCGCTTCGACAAGCGCGGCCTGCGTCGTGTCCTTCTTGTCGAGTGAGGCGAGGACTCGGGCGTCGATCGTGTCCTCGGCGACAAGGTGGGTGATGGTGACGGGATGTTGCTGGCCTTGCCGGTGCAATCGCGCATTGAGTTGCTGGTAGAGCTCGAGGGACCAGGTGAGGGTGAACCACACGAGTAGGTGTCCGCCCGCTTGGAGGTTCAGGCCGTGCCCAGCCGAGGCGGGGTGGATCAGTCCGATCGGGATCAGGCCCTTGTTCCAGTCCTCAAAATCTTGTGCTGTGTCTAGTAGGCGGGCGTTCGGGAAACGGTCCTTAATCCTCGCAAGGTCATGGGTGTACCAGTAGGCAACGAGCAGGGGCTGGCCGTTGGCTGCCTCCACGAGGTCTTCGAGGCCGTCGAGTTTGGCGTCGTGCACGTCGACCCATTCGGCGCTGGTGGGGTCGGTGTAGATCGCTCCGGCGGAAAGCTGGAGGAGTTTACCGGCCAATGTGGCTGCACTGGAGGCGTCGATCGTTTCGGTGTTGATGTGGGTGACGAGGTCGCGTTTGAGGGTGTCGTAGGTGGCGCGTGCTTTGGGCGGTATGGCCACCGCATGATTCACGAAAATTGCTTCTGGGACGTCCAAATAATCCTCGGCGGTCATAGATATGGTCACTGGTCTGATCGCTTCGTAGATCGCGTCCTGTGCACCCTGGCGGGGTTCCCACCCGACCGGGCGGCCATACACGTATGTGGTCGGCTGAAAATAACGCTCACGGTATGTGGTGATGCGGGTGCCGAAGATCGACGGGTCGATGAGTTTGTATTGGCCGAAGAGATCTAGGAGGCCGTTGGGTGTGGGTGTGCCGGTCAGGCCGATCATGCGGTGGATGTGTGGACGGACGCGGCAGAGTGCCCGGTTGCGTTTCGAGGACGCGTTTTTGAAGCTGGAGAGTTCGTCGATGACGACGGTGTCGTACGGCCACGCATTGCCGAGGGTCTGGACGAGCCAAGGGATGTTCTCGCGGTTGATGATGTGCAACGGGGCAGGATCCTCGAGTAGCGCCTGGCGTTTAGCTGGCGAGCCGGTGAGGACCACCGCATCAAGCCCGGCCAAATGATCCCACTTGGCAAGCTCTGCCGGCCAGGTATGAGTGGCGACGCGTTTGGGGGCGACGACAAGCACTTTGTGGGCGAGCTGGTTTGCCAGGAGGCTTGTGAGGGCGGTGAGGGTGATGACGGTTTTCCCGAGGCCCATGTCCAAAAGGAGGACGCTGTTGGGGTGGAGGAGGATGTGTGCGATGGCTTGGCGTTGGTAGTTATGCGGTGCGAATCGCATCGAGGGCCTCCTGTATTTGGTCGGGGTGGTCAATGATGAGGGCGGTAGCTCCAAGGGCGTGGAGTTGGTGGATGCGGTGTTGCTGGATTGGTCGTGGTTGTTGCCCGGGGGCTTTGACTTCAATGAAGCCGACATGCCCGCCGGGGAGGATCACGAGCCGGTCGGGGACTCCTGCGGTGCCGGGGCTGGTGAATTTCCAGCACAGCCCACCGGCGGCGTGGACTGCCCGGATCAGGGCTTGTTCGACGACGGTTTCACGCATAGGGGTTCCTTTCTAGGCGGCGAGAGTGTTGGCTGCGATCGTGTAAAGGTCACGTGCGGCGGGCGGGGTGACGGCGTTGCCCCACATCCGCACCTGCTCACGGCCATTTCCCACGGCTTGGTAGTGGGCGGGGAAAGCCATGCCGAGTTTGACCTCGTCTGGGGTGAGCATCCGAAAATAGGTGTCCTCAATGCGTGGCGTAGTCCAGCTGGTTGTGAGGGCGTATCTGTCGGTGGTGGTGATCATCGTGGGGTCTCCTTTATGAAGGGTGGGTTGGGGTGCCTGAAACGGACGCGCTACAGGTGCTACAGATGTTTTTGAATCGGTCGTGAATATATGGTTTTTACTCTCTAACCTGTGGATAAGTGGCACATATTCTGTGGATAACTCTTTTTCTTTATGCGCATAGATTTAGATCTATCTGTAGATCTGTAGCGGTCGTTAATGAAATAGCTAGATAGCAACGAAAAGTGGGCACTACAGATCGTGAAAAAATCTGTAGCGATCTGTTGCATCTGTAGTGTTCCACTACAGATCCACTACAGATCCACTACAGATCAATCCAGGCATCTGTAGTGAGCTTGCATTACTCATCGAGGGCCTCCTGGAGGGAGTCATCCGGCAGCGACAAGCCAACATAGAAACGCGCCCTATGGCCGACCTTGTTTTCGACACCTTCCCGCTTCATGCGCCTGCCGAACACGATCGGGGCCACCGGCGTGTACCCGTTCTGCTCACACCACCGCTCGTAGGCTGCCCGCACCTTAGGGACAGGGGCCTGGAAGAGGTCCTTGTTGGTTTCGTGCAGGGTGCATACTTCGGTGAGGAATTGGCGGACGGTATTCTGGTCGGCTTCGTAGTCGACGGTAGCCCTTGTGACGGCGGCCGGGTCGGGTAGGCCGTGCGTGAGGTAGTCGAGGGTGCCGTTGATGACCCATTGCAGGATGCCGGGAGCCTCCTGGAGTAGTTCGTTTTCGAGGTTGGGGTTTCTTTCTGGTTTGGGGACGACGTAGAGGAAGGGGATGAGGCGGACGCGGCGCCATAGGGCCGGGCTACCGCCGCCGGGGGTTTCGAGGGTGGTGTTGGTCAGGGCGACGATGGTGTGGGTGGGTGTGAAGGTGAAGAAGTCTTTGCCCATGAAGCGGGCGGTGAGGGTGTCGCCGCCGGTGAGTTCTTTGGTTTTTGCTTCGGCGATGCGTTGTCCTTCTTCGAGTTCGGAGACGACGGCGAGGCGGACGCCTGAGAGTGCGGCGATTTCGGTGGGGTGACGGTTGGTGGCGGTGAGGATTTCGGCGGGGCTGGTGGTGGAGTAGCCGGTTTGGCCGGTGCCGAGGATGGTTTGGAGGACGTTGAGCATGGTGGTTTTGCCGTTGGCTCCGGTTCCGTAGAAGAAGGGGAGGAGTTGTTCTTTGGTTTGGCCGATGATGGCTTGGCCGAAGAAGCGTTGGATGTAGGTGATGAGGTGGGTGTCGTTCATGAAGATTTGGTCGAGGAATTGGTTCCAGCGGGGTGTGGGGCAGTTGGGGTTGGGTGCGGTGGTGGTGGAGCGTAGGCAGAGGGTGTTGGGGTTGGGTGGGGTGAGTTGGCCGGTGTGGAGATCAATGGTGCCTTTGGGGGTGTTGAGGAGGTAGGGGTCGGCGTCGTATTGGGTGATGGAGGTGTAGATGCCTTGGGTGTTGCGGGCGAGGGCGAGCATGGCGCGGATGGCGGTGTTGGAGAGGGAGTGTTTGCGGTGGGTTTGGTCTGCTTTGTCATCTACTGGGAGGTTGCGGGCGAGGTGGCGTGCGGCTTCGATTGCTTTGGCGTCGCCTCCGTCGAGGTCCCATTTGTGGCCGTCCCAGTGCGCCCATTTGCCGTGTTCGTTGATGTATTTGAAGGTGGGCGTGTAGGTGTCGGCGAAGCGGAGGGCGTTGCCGTCGTCGGTGCGCGTGTAGGTGTCGGGCTCTGTGATGGTCGGCGTGGGCGTGGCTGCAGCCTCAGGCACAGTGTCAGTGTGAGTGTCAGTGTCAGTGTGAGTGTGAGTGTGAGTGTCAGTGTGTTTGTGGGTGATCCATGCGTCCAACCCGGTCGTGTCCCGCACGTGTTCAGCCTGCCGGCCGTAGCCCTCCTTGGCGAGCTGCTTGGCTGCGGCGGTGTGGTTACCGTCGTGTTCGAGGACAGTATTATGCGAAACGAGACCTTCAGCGATAAAGGTCCTAGTGTCGGTCATAAATGCGGCAACTTCCCGTTCTCCAACGAATTTCACGCTTTTCACGGTTGCGTTGGGGACGGCCTGGGTCCAGGCTCCTCGACCAACCCAACTACGTTTGTCTACGAGGCGGGTAGGTTGGAGGGACCCTAAGAGGCGCATTCCTTCTCCAATGGTCTGAATGAGAATGTTGATAACGCCATCGTTTTGGTGCTGCTTGATATTGGGCTGGAACCCACGTTCTTTGAGTAGAGCGATTGCTTTTTGTGCTATCGGGCCATCTTTTTGGGAGAGTCCGACATTACCGCGGGATGTCCAACCTTCGCCGTCATACATTCCGGAAAGCCAGCCGCTATCGAAATCGTTCGCGGTTTCCCACGTGCCGTCGATTAGCGTGCTGATGCGTTGGCCTTTACGTAGGTTTTGCGTTTGGATCCAGCGCATGTTTCCGCCCTTGCCGGCTGATGAAGCAAGCCATGGATGTTCATCTGTGCATACGATCTTGAGTCCGTTTTCAAGCTCTAGTTCATAACAAGGCAAAATGCGGGTTTCTGCTGCTTCAACTGTTGCGACTCGGAGTTTTCTCTTTCCGTGTTTCTGTGTGGGGTATTCATCGATTCCAACGAGTTCATCACCTTCTTTTACGGTTCCTGCTTCTACCCACGTGAGGTCGGCTGTCAGGATTTTAGTTTCTGGCGCGACACAGTATGCCCCGAATTTTGTGTACGGGGTTTCGGCCTCGAAGGCGGTGGAGGTGGACCATATGTAGAGGCGGTCGCGGTCGGTGGCGTGGCCGGTGGAGGCGCTGATGCCGGTGGTTTTGCCGGGGCGGCGCCAGAAGGTTTCGTTGCCGCGGGTGAAGACGGGGGCCCAGCCGTGGGGGGTGAGAATATCTGCCCAGGTGGTGCGCGTCTCGTAGTCATCCCCGGGCGTGACACCAGTGTGCGGGTCGCGTACTACCGGGGTTTGTGTGGGTTGTGGTGTGGGTGTTTGGTCGAGGGTGCGGAAAACGGTGAGGAGGTCGTCGAGCTCGTCGAGGGTGAAGGTTCCTGCGGTGGTGGGGCCTCCTTGGAGGAGGCTCCATGCGCCTTTGCCGGTGTGGTGGAAGTGCTCCCCGTCGAGGGGTGCGACGACGCTGTAGCCGCCGTTTTCACGGGTCTCAGCGAGAACGCGGCCGTCGGCGGTGCGGGCGAGCTTACGGTTACCATGGGTGTTGTCGGGGGCGTAGATGTACCAGTGGTAGCCCCCGGTGGGGGTGGTTTCCCACCAGCCGAACATGCGGTGCCAGAGGTCTGCCAGGCCGGAGTCGTTGGCGAGGGTGATTAGGTCAGTGAGGGTGTTGGCGGCTTTGCCTTCGAGTTCGATCATCATCAGGCCGCCTGAGATGTGGCCCATGATGACACCGATGCCGTATTCGCCGGTGGCGAACCATGTGTCTATATCGGTGCTGGCCAGGCGCTGGGTTTGGAGGTTTTTCCAGCTGATGGCGGGCCTTTTGTCGCCACGTTCCGGGTCATATTGGAGAATGGGGACGATGGAGATGCCAGCCGCGTAGAGCTCTTTTGCTCTCTGGTATGTGTTCAACGCTTTTTCGTCCTTCCTGTTGTGGTTGTCGAGTTTGGTGGCCGTGCCCGGATTCGAACCGGGATCTTCCCTATCCGTTTTGTGCGCGCGGTTGCTCTACCTCGTTTAGCTACACGGCCGGGGTGCCCGCATGGGGTCCAGCTGCGGGCTGGCTGGCCGCCCCTGGTGTGGGGGCGGGGTTCTTTTGGTTAGTTGTCGCGGATCGCGGCGATCACGGACGGTTCGAGGCCGGTGGCGATGGCGATGGCGGTGTCGTCTAGGCCGACCGCGATGAGCTGGCGGGCCTTGGTGACGGCGTTATCCGGGGACGGTGCCGGTGCCGGTGCTGGTGCCGGTGCTGGTGCCGCAGCCGGTGCCGCAGCCGGGGACGGTGCCGGTGGGGTGGTGTTGAGGGCACCACCAATGTTCGAACGCGGCGTAATCACATACTCATAAAGCTTGACCGCGTTGAACTTGGGTTTCTTCTCGTTCGGCTTCTCACCCCGGTAGGTGACGGTCATCGTGTTGCCGGGTGCGAGGGCGTGGTCGGCGTCCAGTCCAGTGTCACGGATCGCAGCCAGAAGCGCCTGCTTTTGCTCACCCCAGGTCTTGATGTAGATCTTGCCAAGCTCGTCTTCACCGTCGTCGGTTTTGTTGCCGGTGGTGACGGTGATGACGATCTGCATCTGGGGTTTGCCGTCTTTCCAGGTCTTGGGTTCCTGCGTGGAGAAGTCCATGACTTGGCGGGATTCGGCGGCGACGATGGTCCCGCCGAGGGTTTCCCCAATGGTGGTGGGCTTGAGGGTGACTCCTTCGCCGCCGGCGAGCAGAGCATTGAATGACATAATGGGTTTCCTCTTTCTATTGTTGGTTGGTGCCCAGCAGGGCGGTCAGGTTTGTGGTGCCGTCTGGGTTTTTGTGCCAGTCGGCATATTTGGGACAGTCCCAGCAGCCTTTGGCGCGTGGCAGGCTGTTGATCCACGCGTCCCTCGCCTCGGTGCTGATGGTTTCGAGGGCGGCGAGGTTGGTGGCGAGCCGGTTAGCGCGATCGAGTGCGGCTTGGGCGATCTCGGGGCGGTATTGGTCGACCCAGACGTAGCCGTCGCCCAGGGTCATGGCGTTGCGGGGCATGAAGTACACGCACACATGGCTGGTGGGGTGGCCGGCCTCGTTCCAGCCCTTGGCATACAGGTGTGCCTGGGCCTCATATTTGGGGCCTGGGCTGGCGGAACTACGCACTTTGTTAAGCGTGCTGGTGCCGACGATCTTCCAATCCACCGTCATCCCCGCGCTCGCGGTGTCGTATTGGGTGGGCATGTACAGGTCAGTTGAGCCGGTGATGTCAACCCCACCGATTTGACCCACTGTTACTTTTTGTTCGCACCAGAACACCGGCCCGCGCCCCCGGTTTTCTTCCTCCGCGTTGATGGTGGTGAAGAGGTTTTCGAGGTAGGCGTGGACGCAGGTGCCGATGAAGGGTAGCCAGGCCACGCCGGGTTCGTGTTTGTCCCAGCCGGCGAGTTTGGCTGCTAGGCAGTGGTCGCACGGGTCCCCGATTTCGGATGGGCCGATTCTTTTTTGTAGGGACCTGGGTTGGTGGGTGATGTGGTTTTCGATGAGGGTGCGGATTTGTGTCATGACCTCCTGCTGTGTGGTGGTGTCGGGTGGCACGATGGTGGGTTGGAGCCCGATCGTGGTGGTCATCGGATGCTCACCGTTGCTTGTGCCCGGTACTCGTCCAACTGTGCCGGGGCGATCATGGCCTGTGCCTTGTCCTGGTCGAGTACGATTTCTTGCCGGTAGAGTTGGGGGAAGTCAGCCACGGGGTAGGCTTTGCGGACTGTGTTCCAGTTGATGCGGCCGCGGACCATGGTGACCTTGTGGCCGTCAATTTCTCCGCCGTTGGGGAGGGCTTGGGCGAGCTGGGCCTTAACGGTGTCCATTGCGGTTTTGATGGCGTCGGCCTGGGCTTTGAGCTCCAGGTAGGTGCGCATTAGCGTGGCTGGGGTGGGGTTCATGAGTGGTGTTCCTTCCGTTGGGGTTAGATGTTGGGGTCGATATGGGCGTGAGTGTTGGTGCGGGCCCACACACGGACGGTGGCGACGAGGAACTCGAGGCGGCCGGCCACCCGGTCACGGGTGACCTTAGGCCGGCTGGTGGTGAACATGACCAGCTCGTTGTCTGCTAGCCGGTTGAGCAGAGTGTCGAGTAGGTGGTCGAGTGCCTGGTTGTAGTCGTCGTTGTCTTTGAGGCGGGTGCGCATGCTCACCGTGTGTTCGGTGGGGTGGAGCATGTGCTGCGGGGGCGGGGCTTGGGTGAGGTCAGGCAGGTGGGTGTGGTTGTCGACGATTTTGGCGATGGGGACTTGGCCAACGATGTCGGTGAGGCTGCTCTGCTCTCCTTTGGGTAGTTCGGGTAGGTGGGCGACTATGCCGGACCATAAGGCGGTGTGACGGTCCGTGTACAGTTCGAGTGCGCTGGTCAGCCGGTACTGGTTGGCCTGGCAGTGGTCGAACAGGGTGAACGCACTGTGACGCAACCGGAAATCCAACGTGTCGGGGATGGACCGGTCGGGTAGTGGGATTTCGATGGTGATGGGAACCAGCTCACGCCGGGAAAACACATGCACCGGCTTAGGGGTAGCACCCATCACTGCTCCGCCTCCCCAGCCTCGTCACTGTCCCACTTGTCGGCCAGTCTCTGTATCAGGCCGTGGTGGTGGAGCATATGGGTCGCACACATGTCAATGATGGCGAACAAGAGTGGGCGACGGTGTTTGATTTCGTCCCCGGTGGCTTCTGGCCACCCCTCATCCCGGTTAGCCAGGCGGAATAGCTCATCGACGGTGCCCTCCCAGCACCCGATTTTCAGGCGCCACCCGGTGGGGGTCGGGATCAAGGTCGCTGCATAGGGGTAAAGGCCCGTGATTTGCAGGACGCCACCGGCGGCGGCCGCGAGGTTCGTGCTCCGCAGGTAGACGCCGTCCAGGTTAGCGTCCGTCAGGTCAGCATCTTGTAGGCAGGCTTCCGTCAGGCCCGCGTTTCGCAGGTTAGCTAGCCGCAGGTCAGCGGCCCGCAGGTCAGCACCCCCCAGGCTGGCGCCCTGTAGGTCGGCCCTCTCCAGGTTAGCGCCCTGTAGGTTAGCGTCCGTCAGGGCAGCGGCCTGTAGGTTAGCGAACGTCAGAGTAGCCAACCGCAGGTCGGCTCTCCGCAGGTCGGCACGCCGCAGGTCAGCGTCCCACAGAGTGGCTTCCCGCAGGTTGGCGCCCGCCAGGTCGGCACTATGTAGGTTCGCTTTACGCAGGACAGCACCCACCATGACGGCTTCCCACAGTTCGGCGTCCATCAGGGCGGCCTCCGTCAGGTTGGCATCCCGCAGGTCAGCGGCCCGCAGGTCAGCACCCCGCAGGTTGACGTTTCCCATGTCGGCGTCCGTCAGGTGGGCACAGGTGAGGTTGGCGCCTTGTAGGTTAGCGTCAACCAGTGTTGCCTTTTCCAGGAAGGTGTGCTCCAAGGTGGCGCCGCGCAGGTTAGCACCCGTCAAGTCAGCCCTTTCGAGCCGGGCACTTACCAGGTTAGCGTTGTGCAGGTTAGCACCCGCCAGTTTAGCGCCCCCCAGGTCAGCGCCCCGCAGGTCAGCACCCCGCAGGTCATCCACTGAAAGGCAGTCCGAGAGCACCTCGACTGTCAACTGCTCACCCTTGTGTGCGTCTTTCCAGGCTTGGATTTTCTCCGCGTACATCATCGTGTCACCTCCTGTTTGCCGTAAGAGATGGCGCGGGATAGTAGCTCAGCTACGATCTTTTGAGGGTTCATTTTGTGTTTTCCTTTCGGGGTTGGATGAGGAGGAAGTGTGGGTTGGGTCAGTGTGCTCATTGCTGGCGTCTCGGCTGGGATCGCTTTCGGGGCGGTCGTGGTCGCACTGCGCGCTAATAAGATCGCGAAGGATGGTAACCAGATCGCTCAGCGGGCGCAGGGCACTGCGGTTGACGCGAATCGCCTGGCTGTACAGGCCAACGAGATAGCTCGCGACGCGAATTTGATCGCGCAGCGGTCGGTTAATATCGCTGAAGACCAGACTGATTACATCTGGGCTGTCAAGTTCGATCATGATAAGTCCGTCGCTGTTGTCCGCAATGATTCCCGCTTCACTGCTCGTGAAGTGACCGTTGTTGTCCGGTTTGAGGATTCGACGGCGGGTGAGGGTAGGGCCGATGATCTGCCCGGTTTCAGTGAATTTGTTTTCCCGGTTGATGGCGTGCGTGAGGCACTCGCTAAAAAGCCACCTGCTGGCGCTAGTAGCAGTGGTGGTATTACGGTCATTCGTTCGTGCCCCTCGGTGCCGTTGACTGCGTGGATTGCGTGGCTGAGCGAGCTCGGGGTGCGCCGTAGTTGCCGCGTCGAGTTCCGCGCGTCCAATGTGAAGAAAGGCAAGGGTCGGATCTGGTGACTGTCCGCGAGTGCGGGTGAAGGTGTGCACGGGGGTGGTGTTCATTCGTGGTTGGCCTCTTCCTTTTTGAGCCATTCGGTCTCCTTGCGGTCGAGCGTGTTGAGGGCGTGGTGTGTGATGGGCATGAGTGCGGCGCTGGTGAGGCAGAGGGCGATGTAGGTGGCGCCGAGTGGGGCGGCGCGCCATGCCGCGATAGTCCAGGCGATGGTGGGGAGGACCCACAGGTAGCGAAACACGGCTAGCCCTCCATGATCTGGTTGAGAAGGTTGCGGGCCTTAGACAGTTCGGTGATGGTCTGGTCTAGCTGGGAGTCGAGGTTTTCGAATGCGGTTTCTACGCCTGGGTAGATGGATGAGGTGGCGAGCTGGTAGTTGCCGAGCTGTGCGCTGAGTTCGGGTAGGACTTTGGTGTGTAGGGTGTGGACGTGTCGGGCGAGGTAGGCGAGGGTTTCACGGTCGGGGTTCATGGCGTGCTTTCTTGCTAGGCGTCGGGTAGGAGGTTGATGAAGTCGGCGAGTGCGTCTTCGGGGATCAGGTAGTCGTAGCCGCGGCCGCGTGGTCGGCCGCGTTTGGCTGCGAGTGGCGGGTATTGGTATTCGCCGGGCTCGTAGTCTTGGGCGATGATTTTTTTGAGGGTTGGGATGGGGATTGCGAGGCGTTCGGATGCTTCAGCCAGAGAGAAAACACGAGTGCTCATGCCGCGTCACCGCCTTGGCGGGTGTCGTATTCTTCTGCGCGGCGCATGAGTTCTGATGCGGGGACTCCAAGCACCTTGCTGGCTTTTTCTAGTTCGGTTGTCTTGAGTGCTCGTTCGCCGTTGAATGCGCGGGACAGGCGCTCGGGGTATGTGCCGATGAGGGCTGCGAGGTCGCTGATTTTGATTTGTTGCCGTGTTGCTTCGGCTTTGATTTCGAGTTCGATACTCAAGGCTCCACCTCCTTCGGTCTAGTGTTCTATTTGGAACAGATAGCTTAAGGTTAGGTTCTAAATAGAACTATGTCAAGCTTTTAACGCCTTGGTATTTTTATTGACGCACGATTCCCTAAATGGAACAATCGCAGCATGGGACGCAAAGCACTAGAAATTGGCGAGATAGAGCGGATTGCCATCTCGAACCTCGCGCAAGTATTTGAAGAATCTACCCTCACACACCAGGTGGTCGCGGATCGAGCCGGGATTTCGCGTAGTGGGGTACTCAAAACGCTCGCAGGTCAGCGTGCGACGTCGGTGAGTGAGTTCGTTGCCCTATGCCACGCCCTGGGCCTCACCCCGTGGCGTGTGTTGCGCCAGGCTGAGGACGCTGTCCGCGCCCAGGCTGACGACGCGCGTGCCTACACTGCTGAGGCTGAGGCGAAGCTTCAGGCCGTTCTCCAAGGTGGCTACGTGCCGGCTGCTCGCCATCACGAGCCCGACCCGTATGAGGGGGTTGGGGAAGAAAACCAAGACGAGGAAGAAAACTAGCATGCAAGAAATCATCCAGATCGACGGACTCAACATCGGAGTACAACCACAATCCGGTGAAGATTTCATCTCCCTAACCGATCTCGCACGTAAGAAAACAGACGACCCAAAAATCGCTATTGCTAACTGGATGCGCAACCGTAACACCATCGAACTACTCGGCATCTGGGAGACCGTCAATAACCCCGATTTTAAAGGTATCGAATTCGATACCTTTAGAAAGCAAGCTGGGCTGAACTCCTTCACTATGACCCCTACTAAATGGATTAACTCCACCAACGCTCGAGGAATCAGAGTCAAGCGGGGCCGTTACGGTGGGACGTTCGCCCATGTTGATATCGCACTCGATTTCGCGACGTGGATCAGCCCAGAATTCCGCCTCCGCGTCTTCCAAGAATACCGACAGCTCAAAGCCGACGAAACCAGCAGGCTCAACCTCGAATGGCAAAAGAACCGTCTCTTTTCTGCACTCAACTACCGTATCCATACGGACGCGATCAAAGACTCGTTACCTGAAAATGTGTCATCCCAGCTTGCGAGGCTTACCTATGCCCAAGAGGCAGACGTGCTCAATCTTGCCGTGTTTGGCATGACCGCGAAAGAATGGCGAGATAACTGCCCCGGTTCGTCTGGGAACATGCGCGATCATGCTTCGGCCACGCAGCTACTTGTGTTGAACAATCTTGAGGCGATTAACGCGATGCTTATTAGGCAGGGGGTGGGGCGTGAAGAGCGCTATCGGCAGCTCTTTGAGGTTGCTCGTCAGCAAGAGAAGAGTTTCGAGAATCTTAAGCAGTTGCGTGACACCAATGAAAGCTAGCCATCTCTGTTGAAGCGTTGACTTTGTCGAAGCGTTTCCCGTGGGGGATATAGTTAAAGCCAGCTATCGTGCCGTCCTTGCGGACGACCCGAAGAGGATACCGACCCTCTTATCACTGGCAGTTCTAAGTATCCCCTAGGCTGATCGTGCGGGCAAGGCCCGCCTGTATCTCTTTTGTCGGAGGTGGCCCGTATTCTCTGGTGGTATGAGTGAAGAGGAGCTGATCCTAGCCTGCGCACGGGTCGGCGTGCATGTGGTGTTTGTGCCGTTTCCCCTGGCGGGCGCCTACTACCATGATCAGGGGCTGATCGTTATCGATTCTCGGCCTTCTGCGGCCGTACAGCGGGCGGCGTTGGCGCATGAGTATGTTCACGCCACTTTGGGGCATGATGGGCCGCAGGAGGCGCACACAGAGGCGCGTGTGGATCGGCGAGCGGCCTGCCTGCTGGTCTCACCCGCCGAGTACGTCCTGGCTGAGCGTCTCTATGGGTGTGATGTTGGGGCGATTGCTGAAGAGCTCGAGTTGCCAGTGTGGGTGGTGGCTGCTTACCAGACATGGCTAGCTACGCAGCCCCCCGAAGCCCTTTCTGACATCTCGAATCTGAGGGAATCTGCAGCGCCCGACGCTCTGGGCGATGCGCATGCCGACGAGAGCCTACTCGAACCTGCACACTCTCCAGAAAGCTAACTACTCGCCGATTTGTAAAAGGTCTCCGACGGCCGCGAGCGCGTCCCGTTTCATATCCGAGCCTACGGTCATGTATCCGCGTGAGGTCACAATCGATGAGTGGCCGAGAATCGAAGTGATGATTTGGGGATCTACATTAGCGGCGAGCAGTAGGGTGGCGGTGGTGTTTCGTGCTTCATGTAGCACGTACGGCTTTCCACCGGGCTTACTAATGCCCGCGGCGTCTTGCAGCGCGTACCATTCCGCACGATCCCGCGTAGGCGTGCGCAGGTCACCGTCAGGCGCCGGCCACACCAGCCCATACGGTGACTCCGGGGCGAGGTCACGCCAGCGAATCAAAGCCGCCTGCATTTCAGGAATAAGCGGAATGACGCGGTGGCCGGCTTTCGATTTCGGCCGCACCAAATGATAACCATCACGCAGGCGGCGGGCCTCGTACCCATCAGGCACGCGGAAAGTATCGCGCTCGCGATCACCGTAAGGCAGTGACTGGAGCTGCCAGGAAACCTCCAGCTCCCCGCCCGTCAGGTCTACCGCATCCCACGTCAGGCCGAGGGCTTCACCCTGCCGCATACCCTGCAGTAACGCGGCGAGCCAGCGTGTACCCAATGGATCGGCGCTCGCGGTGCGTACCAGGCCGACCGCTTGCTCGAGGGGGATTGCGCCACGGTCGGAGACTGCTTCGGTGGCGATCTTCGCCAGCAGAAAGCTATCGGTCACGGTGTAGCCCTCGGCGCGGGCATCGGTGCAGGCTTGCCGCCACACGCGTTGCGTGTAGCGAATCGTAGTAGTCGATAGGCCAACCTCGCGCATTCGGCGGGCAAGGTCGCGCACATGATGGGCTGACAGGTTCGCGAGTTTTTCCCGCCCGTATTTTGGTAGTACCCATTTTTCGAGCTGCCCGGCGTCGGTGGCGTAGGTTTTCGGGCGTACCCGTGTTTGTCGGTCGGCTAGCCATATGCTGATCCATTCTCCGACGGTCATCGCATCCGACACAGTGAGCACAGACTCCCCCAGATTCACGGCTTTGATTTTGTCGGTGAGTTTTCGCCACGCGGTGTCTTCATCGCGTGATGAGACCGTGTACCGGCGGCGCTTCCCGTTGGCGTCGTATCCGGCTTCGATGACGCCGCGCCAGACCTGCCGGGGTGAGTCCCAGTAGAAAGAGCCCTGGCCGTAGCGAAGCCGGTGGGAGACTTTTGGACGTCGTTTCTTTGCCAT